TATGAAAAGTTAAGCAAGTTTGACGTAACTAAAAATAAGAAATCTTTTTCATATTTTGGCACCATCACAAAAAATTGGATGATTCAGCGATGTAATGCTGATAAGAATAAAAGATTTATTGATGATGACAATCAAGATATTATTGTGCAGAACATTAGTATTCATGCCCATGAGGAAGCCGAGGTGTCTCGACACAACGAAGAGTTTATAAATGAAATTATTGGTGACTTTGATGATTGGGACGCAAAAGACAATTATACAAGAGATGATTTTGCTGTTTTAGAAATAGTCAATGATATACTCAAAAACTATGAGAGATTTAATATTTATAATAAGAAACAACTTTATGTATATATTCGAGAGGCGACAGATTTACCAAGTCGTAAGATAACAAAGTCGTTAAAGAAAATAAAAATGAATTACTTTAGTGTTAAAGAAGATTTTATAGGTTAAGATGGATGAAAAAGAAATAAAGGAAAACGCAGCAAGGTATGTTGAGTTATTGTCTTCTTATGAACATTATATGGTGGGTATGGAAAAAATAGTAAAAAAAGTTATAGAAACTAGAGAAGAATTAGTTTTTTTAGAATCGAAGCTTAAAGAGGCTGGCGCACAAATAAAGGATGTGGAGTAAATAAATGGCCAGAACAGGTGGTGAAAATTTACAGCAAGAATTCAGCAGAGGGTATGATTTTATTCTCAACACGTACGGATCTGCTGAAAATATCATGCCTGATAAAAATGCCCAAACTTTACTGGTTAAGGGCATAGTTATAGATATTGATTTTACTGTCAATAAAAATTATAGATTGGCAGCTGCACAACCTCCGTTTAGTATATATGCTAAAATAATAGGAGAGGGTCTAGATGTAAATGATCCAGAATTAGAAGTAGAAAAAATATTTTATGCGCCACTTTTATCATCTCATAACTTATCTATACCAGAAATTGGTGAAGAAATATTAATTATGAGAGAAAGTACAAATGTGGGCGCTAAGGGTTATTATATAGGAAGGATATCTAACACTAGTGCTTTAAATTATTATCCAGCGCGTAAGTATATGGATAGTGTTCAAACTGGTATTACAGATGGGAGTTTTAAATACGGATTTTCTTTTGACATAAAAAAAATAAGAGATAATAAAATAAATCAAACTCCTTCGGATGAAGTTGAAGCTTTTTCTATTCCTTTAACTTTTGGTGATGTTGTTCAGCAGGGGCGTAGTCAAACTTATATTAGACATTCTTTTAATAGAGCTAATAAAAAAGGAGTTTTAGAACAAGGATTATGTTTTCAAGAGCAAAGTGATGGTCGCCTACTTCAAAATATTGTAACCAATACGACATTGATTGAAGATCCATCAATAGGGGAAACTGCTACAAAAAATATACATTTTGTAGGTAATTCTATTTCAAAATTAGGTGATTATAACTTAATATCCACTATGCCGGAAGAATTAGATCAAGGAGATGAAAACGCACCTGATCGCGCTATGATTGTTAATATAGCTGATGAGATTTATAACATATCTAGTAAAGAAATACAAGGCGGGTTGTATAGGCAAGTATTAGGTGAGAAATTAATATCTCATCAACAACAAACTAATGAATTGATGAAAGGTATGCTAGATGGATTATCTGGGTTGTCTGAAACGGTACAAATACTTTTAAATGCTTTTGTTGACCATACTCATGCATTACCAAGAATAGATCTAAATTTAGAAAAAACTATTACAGCTTCAGATAGACACATGGTGCCCGCGAAATATGTTCAACAGAAGCCGCAAGAGATAAAAGTGCCTGATAAAATAATAAAAATTAAAACAGGAACTAGGAAGGGTGGGTATCGTAATTTGCAAAATATACCTGTGTATAGCAATGTTACAGTTCCAGGCTTTACTAAAACAATAGAAAGGCCACCTAAATTAGTGCGCCCGGCGCGATTACGCGTTAGCCATAAAAATCAAAAAATTAATTTTGAGGCTATTATTGGAGGAGCCGCAAATCCAAGATTTACAGCCCCTATCGAAACCGACAGTAATGATGTAGAAAACCCCGCACCTTTAGGGTTACAAACAAATAAAGTTAACAAAGATACGGAAGATTTAATAGAATTGTTCACAAAGCAGAAAGACCAGCTCAATGTGATATTTAATAAAGCAACAGACTTCTTAAGTAGAAATCAATTTGTTAATTAGAGATTAAAATGTTAGCACCGTCAGCACAAAATATTATAGACCCTTTTTATCCAGATGGGTATGCTTCTTCGGATCAAGATAGAGCGCAAATCGCAGCTCAAAAAGCCAAGTATGCGCCATCTGTCGGATCTGTAAATTTTAAATTTCCTTTAAAGTCTTATAAACAAGGTTTTTTTCAAGGGAATCAGACTACAAAATCAGCAGTGAGAGAAGATATAAAAGTTCTTTTAATGACCGTAAAAGGCGAAAGACTTATGGATAAAAATATGGGAACTAATATCCCTGTTTTAGCAGGTCAATTATTTGAACCTATGCATAAAGTAGAGTTATCTGAAAAAATTAAATTAGAAGTCACTACTGCTATTGAAATTTACTTACCTTTTTTAAGCATACAAAATGTGTCCGTTATAACTAGCGATGATGATTCAAACTTAACTGTTAATCAAATAAGAGTTTCAATGAGTTATCTTATAAAAGACCAACAAGCTATGTCTGATAGTGTATCGTTCACTGTTACTTCTGTATAGAGAGGAAAAATGCCAACACAAAGTCCAAATAGAGATATTAATTATTTATCTAAAGATTTTAATTCTATCAAAAGTGATTTAATAGATTATGTAAAACGTCATTTCCCTAGTGAATGGCGTGATTTTAATGATGCGTCTGGCGGTATGGCCATATTAGATTTGATGGCCTATGTTGGCGATATTTTAAGTTTTAATATTGATAGACAAGTTAATGAATCTTATATTAATCGTGCTGTAGAAATGAAGAATATAATTTCTTTAGCTGAAAATTTTGGCTATAAGCCTAAAAATAATACGCCCGCAATAGCTACTATATCAGTAAGTGCAGATTTTGCTACTTCTACATCTGCCGCCGAATTATGTAAAATAAGAAAGGGAGCTAAAGTTTTTACTAATTTTGAACCTATTGTTCCTTTTGAAATTTTAACAGAGGTTGACTTTTCTCAACCTAACAATAGAGTAGTTAATCCGGATAATAATGGCACTACTACAGTATCAATATCTAGTGTTTCAGCTGCCGCTGGAGTAAATAAAACTTTTTCTTATACAGTTAATGATGCTATTAAGTTTATGAAAATTATGTTGCCAGATAGAAATGTAAATGAAGTGGTTTCCGTATCAGCCACTGATGGATCAGAGTATTTTCCAGTAGATTCTTTAGCTCAAGATACAATTTTTGTTGGAGATATTAATGGTGATGTGACTACATCTGGAGATGCAGCTTATATTTTGAAATTAAAAAGAGTTCCTAAAAGATATACAATAGAAAGAGAACCGAATGGATTAACTTCAATTAGGTTTGGTTCTGGTATTTTAACTGAAGCTGATAGCGAAGTAATTCCTAATCCTAATGATTTTGTTCTGCCTCCTTCTTTAAGAGGATCTCCTTCAGGGTTTGCACCGGCAACTATTCAATCTACTAATTTCTTAAAGACCAAATCATTAGGTGTAGCTCCTCGCAACACTACTATAGTTGTTACATATAGGGATGGTGGTGGCGTAAATGGAAATGTAGCACCAGGATCTCTTACAAGAATTGTAGAAAAAGAATTAGAATTTGTTACTCCTAATTATGCAACTAATAACGCATCCAAGGCTAGAACAATTAATAATAGTATCGCTTGTAATAACGCAACTCAAGCTTCTGGAGGCGAACAAAAAGAAAGTATAGCCTCTGTTAAAATAAATGCTATTAATAATATGTCTTCGCAATTACGCTGCGTTACGTTACAAGATTATCAAGTTAGAGTTATGTCAATGCCGTCACAATTTGGTAGTGTATTTAGGAGTTTTGCTAGAAAAGATCCTAATAATAATTTAGGGGTCGAGTTATTTTTAACCACTAGAAATTCTGCAGGCCAATTAACAAATCCAAATGGAGTTATTATAAATAATATAGAAAGCTATATGCGACAATTTAAATCTTTTTCAGATACAATAAGGTTTACCTCTGGCCGCGTAATTAACATTGGTATTGAATTTACTTTAGTACCTGCGGCCTCTGCAAACTTTGCAGAAGCATTGATGGACACTATACTCTTATTACAGAGGCTGTTTTCCATATCTAATACTAATTTTAATGATACAATAGTATTATCGGAAATAACATCTCTTATTCAATCTCAAAGATCTGTTTTATCTGTACCTGAATTTAAGATCGTTAATAGGGTTGGAGTATTAGAAGGCCGCACTTACAGTGGTGCTAGTTATAGTATAGGTGCGAATACTACATCAGGTATATTGAGTTTTGGTCAACAAGACATATGGGAATTAAAATATCCTAATTTTGATATCGTTGGTAGAAGTGCTGATCAATCAACAGCCGCAGCTCAAG